TCGTAGTGGTATTGACATCTATGAGCATCCAAGAGAGGACCGCATCTATGCGATGGGTGTGGATGTGTCTCGCGGGGAGAATCTGGACTACTCTGCATTCTCAGTGTTTGATGCAACCGAGTTTCCGTATAGACAGGTTGCCAAGTATCGTAGTTCGTCTATATCTCCGTTACTATATCCCAGTGTTGTTGCTTCATGTGCCCAGAGATATAATAATGCCTATGTTTTAATTGAAACCAATGGCATCGGTCAGCAGGTGGCTGATATTTTGCATGGCGAAATGGAATATGAAAATGTGGTATTGATTACAGCAAAGGGTCGTGCCGGTCAGGTATTTGATGGTGGATTCGGAAAGGGTGCCACACAGTTAGGCATCACCATGTCAAAGAAGGTCAAGCAGGTTGGGTGTTCAATGCTCAAGGATCTGATTGAAGGCGAAAAGCTCATCACGAATGACTTTGAAACCATTTCCGAGTTGAGTTCGTTCGTTTCCAAGGCACAATCCTATGAGGCTGACGTTGGGTGCCATGACGATCTTGTTATGTCGATGCTTTTATTTGCATGGTTGACTTCACAGCCCCATTTCAAGGACATAACAGACCTTGACCTCAGAAGACGAATGCTTGATGAGAAAATGCAGGCAATGGAAGACGAGATCCTGCCATTCGGGTTCACAAATACCATTGAAGAAGAAGGGTTTGTGGATGATGAAGGTCAGGCATGGTTCTATGTAGACAGGCATTGAAAAACTCCTTTTTTATAAATATTGGGGAATAAGTTTATGGATTATTGATATTATTATATGCCATAGATCCTCATAAGGAGAAGAGAACATGCCATTTCAAGTATCACCCGGTGTAAACGTAACCGAAGTTGATTTGACGACAGTTGTTCCTGCTGTTGCAACAAGCGTAGGTGCATTCGTAGGTCACTTTGCTTGGGGACCAGCAGAAGAAATTACTCTCGTATCAAGTGAAAACGAACTCGCTTCGTATTTTGGTAAACCCAACAATAACACTGCTGTAGACTTCATGTCAGCAGCAAACTTTCTTGCATATTCAAATGCTCTACAAGTTGTTCGTGTCGCGAACACAACCGGATCATTGAATGCTGCTGAGACTGGGGCGTCTCCGGGTTCAGACAATCAGTTGATCAAAAATGACCGAACCTTTGAATCGAGCATCCCAACCGCAAATACATTTTATGCAAGACACTTTGGCTCTATGGGCAACGAACTAACGGTTGAGGTTTGTGACACTGATGACGCAGATGTGGGGCTTGGTTTTTCCAATTGGTGGCCCAACACATACTTCTCTGGGGCACCCGGAACGTCTACATGGGCAACAAACCTTGGAGCATCAAAGGATGAGCTTCACGTTGCAATCATTGACTCAAATACCGGAGCATTCTCTGGAACAGCAAATTCAGTTCTAGAAATCTTCCCCTTCCTATCCAAAGCCAAGAATGGTCTGGATGACAATGGAAATGCCAATTACTTCTATGATGTAATTAACAACAAATCACAATACATCCGAGTCGGTACTGGAACAAATATTCTAGAAGGCACATACGGAAGCGGTGCAGTTAACGGAACAACATTCGGAAACACTGCTTCAGGTATCGTTTCATCGCGACTTCGTGGCGGTGAAGACGGAGCCTCTGCTTCTGGAGAAATGGGCGCTGATGAATATACAAGAGGTTATGATCTACTTGCCGATCCCGATTCAGTGGACATTGGTTTGATTGTAACAGGTCAGGGTGGAAAAGTTTCTGCAACAGATCATTATACCGTTCAGAAGTATGCACATGACAACGTAGCCAAGAAGCGGCTTGATTGTGTTGCCTTCATCTCACCAAGAAAAGAAGATACAGTTGATCAAAGCACGGATGCAAGCAGACTCACAGAAGTCTTGAAGTTCCGAAATACTCATGTAAACATCAACTCTTCGTATGCATTCTTGGATAGTGGTTGGAAGTATCAATACGACAAGTACAACGACACCTATCGTTGGGTTCCCCTCAATGGTGACATTGCTGGTCTTGCTGCCAGAACGGAAAACCAAAGAGATGCATGGTGGAGTCCTGCCGGTTATAACCGAGGTCAAGTCAAGAATGTTGTCAAGGTGGCATACAACCCGTCCAAGGCACATCGCGATCAACTATACCAGAAGCAGGTTAATCCTGTTGTGACCTTCCCCGGTCAGGGTACGTTGCTCTTTGGCGACAAGACGATGCAGACAAGACCAAGTGCATTTGATCGCCTTAATGTGAGACGACTGTTTATTGTTCTTGAAAAGGCAATCTCAACTGCTGCCAAGTTCTCACTCTTTGAGTTCAATGATGAGTTCACTCGCGCACAATTCCGAAATATGGTAGAACCATTCCTTCGGGATGTTAAGGGTCGCCGAGGCATCACGGACTTCAAGGTAGTGTGTGATGAGACGAACAACCCCGGAAGCGTGGTTGACCGAAATGAGTTTGTCGGCGACATCTATGTTAAGCCTGCACGATCAATCAACTTCATCCAACTAAACTTTGTTGCGGTTGCAACTGGTGTTGATTTCTCGGAAGTCGTAGGTAAATTCTAGGGTTATCGCATAAATAGAATTAGGATATAACAAGGAGATTAAATAATGCCTTTTTCAATTAACAACTTTAGAGCGCAATTGCAAGGACAGGGCGCTCGTCCTAATCTGTTTGAGATTACGGTGCCCTTCCCAACGGGAATTAATGCAGGTGAAGCTGGTCAGAAGATGACCTTCATGTGCAAGGGTGCCCAGATTCCCGGCGCAGATATTGGTTTGGTTGAAGTTCCATACTTCGGTCGAAACATTAAGCTCGCAGGAAACAGAACCTTTGCAGAGTGGACAACGACAGTGATTAATGATGAGGACTTTGCTGTTCATGCGGGTCTGACTAACTGGATGAATGCAATCAATGGTCATGGTGAAAACAACCGAAGCATTACAGGAACGGATTATCAGGTGGATGCACGGGTTGTTCATTATAAAAAAGAAGGTGATATTGCAAAAGAGATCAATATAGTCAATTGCTGGCCTTCGTCTGTTGCTGCTATTGAACTCGGTTGGGATCAGAACGATGCCATTGAAGAGTTTGCAGTAACTTGGCAGTATGACTACTGGTCAATCGCTGACGGCACAACTCAAACTACTTAATTATTTTAGCCTTCTGGTGGGGGTTATATATAATGATATAATCCTCACCGGAAAGGTTTTATCTTATGGCAAAACGTAAATTTTTAGGATTCACTATAGGCAAGGATGATGGAGTCCCCGAAGAGAGACTTCAACCCTTTTCCTTGCCTGAGAATCAAGATGCAGCAGTTGATATTCAAGGACCAACGGTTACGGGTGGTGCCTATGGAACCTATCTCGATCTTGAAGGCACTGTCAAGAACGAAATTGAACTAATTACACGCTATCGTGAAATGGCAATGAACCCCGAGGTTGAACTTGCCATTGATGATATTGTCAATGAGTCTGTTATCACCGAACAAGGAAAGACTCCCGTTGCTATTTCGTTAGGCAATGTAGATATTCCAGATGGAATCAAACAAAAGATTGTAGATGAGTTTGATGAAATTCTACGCCTTCTTGCATTTCACGAATATGCATATGATATATTCAAGAAGTGGTATATTGACGGACGCCTTTATTATCACATCATGATTGATTCTAAGAATCCAAAGGATGGCATCAAAGAACTTCGTGCCATTGATCCGCGCAAGATGAAGAAGGCGCGTGAAGTAAAAGGAAAGAAACTCAACGGAGATCGGTTGGTTTCACTTCCTCGCAACATGACAGAATATTACCTATACTATCCCGGCGGGCTAACCCAAAGGACTGGTGGTATGGGTGGTCCCAACACACAACAAGCAATCAAGATCACGAATGATTCAATTTGCCACATCCATTCGGGTATTCTTGATTCAGGCAATAAGATGATTCTTGGCAATTTGCACAAAGCAATCAAACCAATGAATCAACTCAAGATGCTTGAGGATGCAACCGTCATCTATCGCATCTCCCGCGCTCCAGAGCGAAGAATCTTTTATGTAGATGTAGGCAATCTACCAAAGGTCAAAGCAGAGCAATATCTTTCTGGCATCATGTCCAAGTTTAAGAACAAAACTGTATATGATACCGAAACCGGGGAGGTCCGAGATGATCGGAAGCATATGTCAATGTTGGAGGACTTCTGGCTCCCGCGAAGAGAAGGCGGTAGAGGAACAGAAATAACCACCCTCCCCGGTGGAACTAACTTGGGTGAGATTGAAGACATCATCTACTTCAAGAAGAAACTATACAAGGCATTGGGTGTTCCTGTATCAAGACTAGAACCAGAAGGTTCTTTCAGTCTTGGTCGCGCAACGGAGATTAGTCGTGATGAAGTCAAATTTGGTAAGTTTGTTAATCGCCTTCGGTATCGGTTTACTAACCTTTTCGATGACCTCCTTGGTAAGCAGTTGCAACTAAAGGGGATCGTATCCAAAGAAGATTGGGAAGTCATTAAGACTCTTGTTCAATATAACTTTCGACAGGACTCGCATTTCTCGGAACTCAAGCATACAGAAGTCATGCGAGAGCGACTTGAGATTGCAACGACAATGGATGAGTATGTTGGTAAGTATTATTCAAAGCAGTGGTTGCGTAAGAATGTGCTGAATCAGACTGAAGAAGAAATAAAATTGATTGATTCGGAAATGGCAAATGAGATTGATAGCGGAGAGGTTGATCCATTTGAACAAGAACAGATGGCAATTGATCGTCAGAATGCCGGTGCTGCCCCACCACCCAATCAGCCGAAACAACCACAACAACAAGAAGAAGTTTCTACCTTGAAAAAGGTTAGGTCGATTCGTTCAAGAGCGAAGATTGCAACAGCAGAACAGCTTGACGAAGATATTGAATAGTATAAATAATAGACAAGCTATAGGGAGACAAGATCATGAAAGAAACAATCAAGAGTGCAATTGAGGATGCATTGGACGAAAACCCAAACGACTTCTCAGATAAGATCAATTCAGTTTTTGCTGCTAAAATGCATGATGCACTGAAAACTAAGAAAATGGAAGTTTCAAATAGCTGGCTTAATGACATTGAGCCACCAGAGGAAGAAGAAGAATGAAGCTAATCACCGAAGTTGTGGATGAAAATGCCATTGAATTCATCACTGAAGAAAATAATGGAGAGAAGAGCCATTATATTAAAGGTGTATTCATGCAAGCCGAACAGAAGAATCGTAATGGTAGAATCTATCCTAAGAAGGTTCTGGATGAACAGGTTCGCAAGTATGTTAACAACTATGTTGATCAGAATCGTGCCTTCGGTGAGTTGGGTCATCCTGATGGTCCGGTTGTCAATCTTGAGCGAGTATCCCATATGATTAAGGAACTCAGAGAAGACGGAAACAACTGGGTTGGCAAAGCAAAGATTATGGACACGCCTTATGGTAAGATCGTCAAGAATCTTATTGATGAAGGTGCCAAGTTGGGCGTGTCTTCCCGAGGGATGGGATCGCTAAAGAATGTAAAGGGAACTAATATTGTACAAGATGATTTCTATCTCGCCACTGCCGCAGACATTGTTGCAGATCCGTCTGCGCCAGAGGCATTTGTTGAGGGTGTGATGGAAGGTAAAGAATGGGTTTGGAATAATGGGGTTATTAGGGAACAAGAAGTTGAAACTATTAGGGATGAATTAACCAAAGCAAAGAGGAAACAATTGGAAGAAGCCAAGTTGAACTTGTTTAAGTCCTTTCTGTCAAAATTGTAGGATTTATAAATAAGTAAGAATAAACTGTGGAATTTTCCATTCTTTTTAAGGAGATGGACATAATGGCAACCGAACAATACATTGTAGAAGAGTCCTTGGTAGACGAGGAGATTGACCAGATCGCAAATGAAATTGCGATGGAACTTGAGGATGAGCTTTCCGAGAAAGCCCAGCCCGAGGCTGGTACTCCTGCTGCTGCTGATGCCTCACCTAGCAAGCCCGGAGATGGTGGAACTGGTTCCGCTCCCGAGCAAGCACAGGTAGGGAAGACCAAGGAATTAAAGGGCAACCCTCTAAAGAAGAAGAAGGTCAAGGCTGGAGCCCAGACTAAAGGTCAGGGTCAAGATCCTTCTGAAATTGAGGTTATGGAGAATGATGAGTCAGATGAGGCTGTGGTTGAAGAGGAGATTCTTCCCGAAACCAAGCAAGAGATGATTCGTTCAATCTTTGAAACCCTCAAGGGTCTTGATCAGGACAAGCTCGCTGGTGATTATGCCAAATTAATGGCAACACTGTTGGGCGAATCCGAAGGTGATGAAGACGAAGATCAGGTTGCTCCTGTTGTGTACGAGCGACAGGTCATCACAGCGGAAGACATTGATATTTCCGAGGATCTTACTGCGATCTTTGGTGAGAATGATCTTTCAGAAGAGTTTAAGACACAGGTCCAAACTGTATTTGAAGCTGCTGTTGTATCCAAGATCAACACAGAACTTGAGACACTTGAAGAGTCCTTCAATGCCAAGCTAACCGAGTCCACTGACGAAATCGTCGATGTTGTAACCGAGAAGGTAGACAACTATCTCGGCTATGTTGTCGAAGAGTGGATGAAGGAAAATGAGCTTGCTGTTGAACGTGGCATCAAGGCAGAGATCACCGAAGAGTTTATCGGTGGGCTCAAGCAGCTATTTGAGGATCACTACATCGACGTTCCTGAAGAGAAAGTAGATGTTGTGGATAGTCTTGCTGACCGAGTTGAGGATCTTGAAGGGAAACTCAACGAAGCCATTGAGACTAACATCAATCTTTCTTCACAGGTTAAGACCTTCCAGAAGGATGAAGTTGTTAATGAATTGTCTGATGAACTAACAGATATTGAAGCCGAGAAGCTCAAGGGTCTTTCGGAAGGTGTCGGTTTTGAAGATGCTGATCAATATAAACAAGCTCTTGGCACAATCAAGGAAAACTATTTTCCGCGAACGTCTCAAGGTAGAGCAGTTGTGATTGATGAGGAGTCTGAGGTTTCTGAAAATGGAATCATTGATGAGACTCCACGGAATGCACAAATGTCTCGCTATGTTGATGTTATTGGAAAAACTGTAACAGAGTAGAGATTTAATTAATTATAAATAAGAGTTAGGATACTGTTGAATAACAGATTAATTCAACACACTTTTCAAGGAGAACAAAACATGTTGAATGAAGAACTAGTTAACAAGTGGCAACCAGTTCTTGATCATGGGGATCTTCCCGAGATTAAGGACAACTATCGTAAGGTTGTTACGGCTCACATGCTTGAGCAGCAAGAACAAGCCCTGCGAGAGCAGGCGTCGGTTCAGGGTGCTGGATCAGCCAGTCTCCTTGGAGAGTCAAGCGCACCAACCACAATCATGGGCACGGGTGGACCAACCGCTGGTGGCGACGGTAACGTAGATACGTTTGATCCAGTTCTTATTAGTCTGGTTCGTCGTACTGCTCCAAACCTAATCGCCTTTGACATCATGGGTGTTCAGCCAATGAGTGGACCAACTGGTCTGATCTTTGCTCTTCGCCCAGTCTATGACCAGTATGGTACTGCTGATGCTCCACAGACTAATGGTGCCAATGCATTCTACGAGGAAGCCAACACAGGCTACTCCGCTGGTGCTGCTGGCAACCTACCTGCATGGGCTGCTGGTGCTGCAAACAATTACTTCGCCAGCATTAATGCTGACGATGGTGTCAACTTTGCAAACCGAACTGGTATGACAACTGCTTCTGGTGAGCAGTTGGGCAAGGCTGGTGGAGATGTTATTCCATCAATGTCCTTCAAGATTGACAAGAGTTCAGTCACTGCTGTTACTCGCGCCCTCAAGGCTGAGTATTCAGTAGAACTTGCACAGGATCTAAAGGCTATTCATGGTCTTGATGCCGAGACTGAGCTTGCCAACATTCTTACGACTGAGATCAATGCTGAGATCAACCGTGAGATTGTTCGCTCAATCTACTCAACCTCTACTGGCGTAACTGGTGTTGATGCTCGGGCTTCACGACCTTCCGGTAACACTGACTTTGGCAATGCCAATCTCGGTCAGCTTGATGGTCGCTGGCTCGTTGAGCGATTCAAGGCTCTTGTCTACAAGATTGAGACAGAAGCCAACGCCATTGCGAAGAACACTCGTCGGGGTAAGGGTAACTTCATCATCTGTTCCTCAGATGTTGCTTCCGCCCTCGCTACTGCTGGTGTCCTTGATCCAACGGCTGCTCTTACAGTAGACGACACCGGGTCAACCTTCGCTGGTACAATCGGTTCAGGAATGAAGGTCTACATTGATCCTTATTCCTACACTGGAGACGACTTCGTGTGTGTTGGTTACAAGGGAACCAGCCCATATGATGCGGGTATGTTCTACTGCCCATACGTTCCACTCCAGATGGTTCGTGCCATTGGTGAGGATACCTTCCAGCCCAAGATCGGATTCAAGACCCGATACGGTGTTGGTGTGAATCCATTCGCCACTGACACGGGTCGTGCCGAAGTCGCCGGTCGTACCACGCTGGCACTTGGCAACCGCTACTACCGAGGCTTTGCAGTAACGTACCTCAACGGTGCAACTGCTTAATCAAAGTAGTAACATAACCAAATAAGAAATCAGGGAGTGTCCTTCGGGATGCTCCCTGATTCTTTTTCGGCCTTTCCTAAATATATACAGGAGGATCATCATGGCAAAAGTATTTCAAGACACACCAGACAACATCAATTTCCTATCTCCTGTAGGATTCCGATTCGCTATTGAATTTCTGCCCAACACCAACTGGTTCCTGACATCAGCAAACCTTCCGGGCATTTCATTGGCAGAGATCAATCAACCCACCCCGTTCATGCCAACACAGGTTCCCGGCAATGACCTCACATGGGAACCCTTGAATGTTACCTTTCTTGTAGATGAAGATTTGGCAAACTGGAGAGAGCTTTACAATTGGATGATTGGTATTGGGTTTCCTAATGAGTATAAAGAATATAAAGATCAAAAGACAAATAAACAAATATACTCAGATGCCACATTGACTATATTGAATTCAAATATGGTTAGTAATTATAGGATTATGTTTAAAGACCTGTTTCCTACAAGCCTGTCGGAAGTCTCTTTTGATTCTGCATCTGCTGACATCGAAGGCATCAAAGCAACGGCAACTTTTAGGTATCTTACCTACTCATATGAGAAAGTGTGATTTACCCCTTGACAAATGAGTTTCAGGTGCTATAATATACATAACGTCAGAATTGCATCTGTAGAGCATGTTAGTTAATTATAGGGATACTTTTAAATATGAATCTTATTGAACTTACACTTATTGAAGATATATACGCAATGTGGAGCGAGGACAGCAATATCGACACGCTTGCATTGGACGAGGAAAGTCTAAAGATACCTGTTTTGCATTCCAAGTATGTTCGGATGTTGACTGATGAGCGACGGCACCTGAACAAAATGAAGGAAACCCACAATATTCTGAAGCGAGACAAGATCGAGTATTATAGCGGGAAGATGTGTGAAGAGGATCTTGAAGAGAGAGGGTGGGTGTCACTGGATATGCGGATTCTCAAGTCAGACGTTCCGAAGTATGTGGAAGGCGACAAGGATATTGTACGTCATCTGATTCAGATTTCAGAGCAGAACGAGAAAGTTCAGCTACTTGTGTCTATACTTGACACCATCAAGTGGCGCTCTCAGCAAATCAAGAATGCCATTGATTGGCGCAAATTCTTAGGTGGCAACTAATGGACACAGTGGTCGTCAGTAAAAAAGATGATGTGTATCTGTGGGTCAGTGCAGAACCACACACCATCCGTGAGATGTCAGACTATTTCACGTTTGACGTACCGTCTGCCAAGTTTCATCCTTCATACAAGATGGGTGCATGGGACGGAAAAATTCGTCTCTTGAACTATAAGGATCATACCATCTATGCAGGGCTGATTTCTCACATTGCAACCTTTTGTCGTGAAAGAGGATATGGTCTAACATATGATGGAGATGCTGATGAGAACTTTTCGTTGAAGGAAGCCAATGAATTTGTAGAGACACTGGGTCTGCCCTTCAAGCCACGCGATTATCAGATGGAGGCATTCGTTGCTGCGGTTCGCAAGAGACGCATGTTGCTATTGTCACCCACCGGATCTGGCAAAAGTCTCATTATCTACATGTTAATTAAATTATATTTAACTAGGCATGATCGTAAGCATTTGATCATCGTACCATCGACCTCTTTGGTGGCACAGATGAAAAAAGACTTCAAGAGCTATGGGTTACAAGGATCTCCTATACACCAAATTATGTCAGGGCGTGACAAGCAGACCGATAAACCTATCGTGATCTCTACATGGCAATCCCTGTACAAGATGCCGAAGAGCTATTTCGATCAGTTTGGTACAGTGGTGGTGGATGAGTGTCATGGTGTCAAGTCCAAGTCCATCACTAATATCATGACCAAGATGACCAACACACCCTATCGCTTTGGTACAACAGGTACACTAGATGGTACGCTAACGAATAAACTAGTGATTGAAGGATTGTTAGGCGAAGTGCGAAAGGTGACTGCCACTGCCAGTCTGATTGAAGAGAAGGTGTTGTCTGATTTTGTGGTCAAGGCAATTGTACTCAAGCATCAAGAGAAGGTTGCTGCTGACCTCAAGTATCAGGAAGAGGTTGACTATCTGGTTTCCAGCGAGGCGCGCAACAAGTTCATTAAGAATCTGGTGCTGAGTCTTGAGGGCAATACGCTTGTGCTATTCAACTATGTTGAGAAGCATGGTGTCCCACTATTCAAATCAATATACGAGGAGAGACAAGACGGCAGAAAAGTGTACTTTGTTTATGGTGGCACCGAACTATCCAAGCGAGAGGATGTCCGCGCTATTGTAGAAACTGAAAAAAATGCTATTATTATTGCATCGTCTGGTGTATACTCACAGGGTATCAACATCAAGCGATTGCATAACGTAGTGTTCACTCACCCCGGAAAGTCTAGGGTAAGAACACTGCAAAGTATTGGTCGTGCATTGCGACGAGTGGATGATGAGGAAGCGGTGCTGTATGATATTGTGGATGATTTGACGAATGGCAGAAAGACTAGGAATTTCTCACTGAAGCATTACCAAGAGAGGTTTGCGATATACAAGTCAGAGAAGTTCAAGGTCAAAACATATAATGTAGAATTGAAAGGATGAGAAATGCAAAAGCGAAAACCGGAACATTATGTAGACAACAAAGAGTTCCTTCAACACATGATCGAATTCAAAGAGGCAACAACAGTAGCCAGAGATAATGGAGAGAG